ACATCAACGCGGCCATCAACGCGAACACCGATCTACCCGTCACGTCGTCGGTCTCGACCAATGTGGTCACCGTCACCTTCCGTCATCGCGGCGACGTGGGCAACAGCCTCGACATGCGCCTGAACTACCAGGACGGCGAAGCCACGCCGGCCGGGGTTGCGGTGGCGATCGTGGCACTCGCGGGCGGCACGACGAACCCTACGCTGACGACGCTCATCACGGCGCTCGGCGACAACTGGTATCAGGTGTGGGCGCATCCCTATGTGGACGCGACGAGCCTGAGCGCGATCGAGGCGGAGCTCTCGTCTCGCTTCGGACCGATGCGCATGATCGACGGCGTCGCGATCACCTCCGCTGCCGGCACGCAGGGCACGTTGGGCACGCTGGGTGACAGCCGCAACAGCCAGCACTCCTGCATCGCCGCGCAGCCCGGCAAGAACCCGGTGACCCCACCGATGGAATACGCCGCGGCCGTTGCCGGCGTGGTGGCGCTGCACGCGGCGAACGACCCCGCGCGGCCCTTCCAGACTCTGGAGGTCAAGGGCGTGAAGGCGCCGGCGGAAGTCGACCGGTTCACGTTCACGGAGCGCAATCTCGAGCTCTTCGACGGCATCAGCTCCAGCAAGGTCGCGGCTGGCGGCGTCGTGCAGCTCGAGCGCCTGGTGACGACCTATCAGACCAGCAGCTCCGGCGCCGCGGACACGTCGTATCTCGACGTTACGACGATGCTGACGCTGCTCTACCTGCGGTACAGCTTCCGGACGCGGATCCTGACGAAGTTCCCCCGGCACAAGCTGGCGAACGACGGCACGCGCGTCGGCGCCGGCCAGGCCGTCATCACACCGCTACTCGGGAAAGCGGAAGCGATCGCGTGGTTCCGCGAGATGGAAGACCTCGGGCTCGTCGAGAACGGGGATCAGTTCAAGCAGGACGTCGTCGTGGAACGCAACGCGAGCGACCCGAACAGGCTCGACTTCGTGCTGCCGCCCGACATCATCAATCAGTTCATCGTCGGCGCCGCGCGCATCGACTTCCGGCTGTAGAGGAGCGAGGAGACCATGCCTGATCAGCGCCGCGCCGGCACCATCGAGTTCCAGATCGATGGCGAGATGATGGATGCCGTCGGCAACTTCACCTACAACCTCGGACGCCCGAAGCGCGAGGCCCTGGTCGGGGCCGACAAGGTCCATGGCTACAAGGAAATGCCGCAGCCGGCGTTCATCGAGGGCGAGATCCGCGATCGCCGCACCCTCGATCTGAAACGCATCATCGACATGGTCGACGCCACGGTCTACCTCCGCTTCGCACACGGCAAGGCGTTCGTGCTGCGAAACGCCTGGTTCGCCGGCGAGGGAACGGGCAACAGCGAGGAGGCGAATTTCCCGGTCCGGTTCGAAGGACTCAGCGGCGAGGAGGTGTAGGCGGGTGGAGCCGAAGACCTACACACTGAAGCATCCCGTCGACGTGGGGTCCCAGACCATCACGACGCTCACATTCAAGCGTCCTATCGGGGCCCATGTGCGTCGGTTTCCGTTTCAGAACCCGACCGCCGGCGACCTGCTGGATATCGGCGCCAAGATGTGCGAGCAGCCGCAAGTCGTGATGGACAAGCTCGATCTCGAAGACATCCTGGCCATCACGCAGTTGGTGGCGGATTTTTTGCCGGATGGCCTGCTGACTGGGCTCAAGCCCTAGCAGTCCTGGCCGCGACGTTCCACTTTCCGCCCGATCAGCTCTGGGCGATGGACCAAGAGGATCTCGCGTTCTGGCTGACGCAAGCGGAGTGGATCAATGCCCGCCGGTAAAAGCTATCCGCTCTCGCTCATTCTCACCGCGGTCGATCGCGTCACAGCGCCGCTGAACCGGATCACCGCGTCTCTGAATCGGGCCACGGCGCCGGTCCGGTCGGTGCAGCAATCGTTCGGCGCTTTCAAGACAGCCGCCGGCGTCGACAAGCTGCACGACGCGATGGGCGACGTCACGAGATCGATCACGGGCATCGGCTCGGCCGCCAGCGCATCGTTTGGCAAGGTGACGGTCCTCATCGGCGCCGCCACTGCCGGAGCGTACCTGTTCAAACGTCAGTTCATCGATACGGCCGCGGAGTTCGAGTCCATGCGCCTCCGTCTCGCTGCCGTAACGGGGGACGAGGCGCAGGGCAAGGAGGCTCTCGCATTCATCACGAACCTCTCGATGAAATCCCCATTCGCTATCGAGGCGATCACCGACGCGTTCGTGAAGCTGCGGATGAACGGGCTCGACCCGTCGGCCGGCAGCCTTCAGGCGATCGTGGATCAGGTCGCTAAGGTGGGTGGCAACACTGAACAGATGCAAGGGATCGCGACCGCGCTCACGCAGATTCTGGGAAAGGGCCGCGTGTCGGCTGAAGAAATGAATCAGCTCGGCGAACGCGGCATCAACGGATGGGAACTGCTCGCGCGGGCGATCAAGCGCACGCAGAAGCAGACGTTCAACACGGCGCAGCTCCGCAAGATGGCCGAGGAAGGACAGCTCGGTCGGAAGTCCGTGCTGTTGATGATCGAGCAGATGGGGAAGGAAAGTGCCGGGTCCGCAGCGACGATGTCGAAGTCGTGGAGCGGCATGGTCCAAGGCCTCCTCACACGCTGGCAGTTGTTCACCGACAAGGTCATGAACTCCGGACCGTTCGACGTCTTGAAGAAACGGTTGGCCGGCGTGCTCGAGCGTGTCGACCAGATGGCCAAGAGCGGCGAGCTCGACAAGATCGCCGAACGGTGGGGCGCGCGCCTCGTCGCACTCTTCACGTGGATCGAAGAACGCGGCGTGCCGATGGCCGTTTCCGCCTTTCAGACCATCAGCTCGTGGCTGCAGAAGGCGGCCGACGTCGCCGGCGGGTGGGAAAACCTCCTGAAGTTCGGTCTGGCGCTCTTTGTCGCGGCACCCATCATCGCGGCGATCGGCGGAGTCGTGGCTGCGCTCGGGTCGCTCGCGCTGGCCGTCGGCGCCACACCAGTCGGCTGGTTCCTCGTCGCGCTCATCGTGCTCGTGACTGAGCTCGCTCTCTGGGCAGTTGCGCTGATGTCGCAGTGGAAGAAAATCACCGCCTTCTACAGCGCTCTGTGGAGCGCCGTCACAGACATCTTCCGCGGGTTCTCCGAGTTCCTGCAAGGCGTCTTCACGCTCGACGTGCAACGAGCCATTGACGGTTTGAAGCAGTACTTCAAGGGGTTGTTCGACTTCGTTGCGCAGGGCTTCTCTGTCCTAAAGAACGTTCTCGGGTTCGTCGGCAATTCGTTCGGTGTCGGTGCCGCGGCTGGCCAGTTGATCCCAAGCGGCGCGCCGCTCGGCGCGGATCGAGCGGCCGCGGCGATCAATCCGCCTCACGAACTGCACGCCAATGTGAACTTCAGCAACATGCCGCCGGGCACCAGGGTGTCCACGCGGATCTCGGACCGGATGACGCTGGACCTCACCCGTGGCTACTCGATGGTGGACGCACGCTGATGCCTGGGCGCGACATCGGCTCGTTCCGCGGCGCATCGTTCGTCCTCAGTCTCGGCGAGCTCGCCGGCGGCCGCAAGGTCGTCGTTCACGACTATCCCTTTCGCAACCAGGCCTTCGCCGAGGACCTTGGGCTGCGCGGCCGTGTGCTCCGCGTCGAAGGCTACGTCGTCAGCGATCCGCGCGTTACCGACCGTGATGACTACGTTGCCGCTCGCGATGCGCTGCAGGACGCGCTCGAGCAGCCCGGGCCTGGCACGCTGGTGCACCCGTACTACGGCGCGAGGCTCGTCGTCGTCCCCCAATACAACATCCGGGAAACGATTGACGAGCTCCGGATCGCCCATTTTCAGATCGATTTTTTTGAAACCGCCGCGGACGCCTTCAGCCCCTCGATCGCGGCCGCGCCCGGCGCCCAGGTTGATGCGTCGGCCGACGCCACGCATGCGGCTTCCCAGACCAGCCTGACGAAGAAATATCGGCTGACGATCCCGTTGTCCGGTGCCCCGGGATTGCCTGGTGCTGGCTCCACGCGATCGCTACCGAATTTCAGCTTCAACAGCATCACCAGCCTCGTACAGAGCGCCAGTCGTTCGCTCCACAACGCACTCGCGCCATTGGCACGCACCGCGGCGCAAGCGGCCTCGCTCAAGCGCTCGATCGATTCGCTCGTGAGCGACGCCTCGAAGCTGGTTCGCGATCCGCTGTCCCTGGCGACGCGGCTGCTCGACCTGTTTCGAGACCTGACGTCATTCCCGCGCATTCCCAGCCTCGGCGTGCAGGCGTTCCTGCACGCCGCCGACTTCACGTCCGTCGACCCGCCACCGCCGGCCTCGACCACGACCCGGCAGTACGAGCTGGTGAACTACATGGAGGTCGACGCGTTTCTCCGCCGCGGCTTTGTCACGGAGGCGGCACGCCAGCTGTCCATCGCGTCGCGCACGTCCGGCAGCTATGGCAGCTACGAGGAGGCCGTCGCGGCGCGCGACCAGGTCCTGACGGCGCTCGACGAGCTCGCCGAGCAGACCGGCGACGACGAGATGTATGCCGCGCTGCTCGAGCTACGGGCGGACGTCGCGGCCGCAGTGCCGGCGGAATCGGCGTCGCTCCCGCGACTCGTCAGCCACACGCCGCCGGTGACGACGCCGGCGCTGGTCCTCGCCCATCGCCTATACGGGGACGTTGATCTTGCTGACGACCTAGTGGCTCGCAATCGAGTCCGGCATCCGGGGTTCGTGATCGGCGGCCGCGAGCTGCAGGTGCTCTCCCATGGCTGACGGCGCGCGTCTCCTGGTGAACGGGAAGGCCTACGGTGGCTGGACGAGCGTCCGGGTCACGCGCGGTATCGAGGCGATCGCCGGCAGCTTCGATCTGACGGTGTCGGAACGCTGGGATGGCCAGGCCGAACCCTGGCCGATCGTCGAGGAGGATACCTGCGTCGTGACGCTCGGAGACGCGCTCGAGACGCCCGTCATCACCGGGTACGTGGATATCCGATCGCAGGGGTTCGAACCCGGAGGGCGCACGTTCAACGTCAGCGGCCGGGACAAGACCGGAGCCCTCGTCGATTGCAGCGCGGTCCTCGGCAAGTATGAGTTCAAGAAAATCGGCGTGCTCGAGTTCTGCGAGCTGCTCGCCAAGCCCTTCGAGATCGGCGTGTCGCTGCAGCCAGGCGCCGAGGACAAGGCGATCAGCACGACCGGCAAGGCCGATGGCGGAGGGACTCCGTCGGCGGTCGGCACGGCCGGAAAGTCGAGCAGCATGAAGCTCTCGAGCCCCATCGCCAGACTCGTGATCAATCCCGGCGACAGCGTCTTCGAGGTCATCGACCGCGCGTGCCGGATGGCGGGATTACTGCCCGTGTCGGACGGCGCCGGCGGCATCGTGCTGACCCGCACCGGCGGCGCCCGCGCGACGTCGGTCCTGGCGCAGGGCGAGAACATCCTCACCGCGGACGTCAACTACGACGCGACGAAACGGTATCGACGCTACATGGTGGCTGGGCAGACACCCGGCAGCGATGAGCTCGTCGGGCAGACGGCGGCGAACGTCAGCGCACACGCGGAGGACCTGCAGGTGCGCCGGGCGTCTCGGGTGCTGCTCGTTCGACCTGACGGCGCGGTCACGCTGGAGTTTGCGAAAGCGCGCGCCGCGTGGGAAGCCAGCGTCCGTGCCGCCCGATCGGCCACGGTGACCGTGACGGTCCAAGGCTGGACGCAGCGCGACGGCTCCATGTGGCCGATCAACGCGCTCGCGCGGGTGCACATCCCGGCGCTCGGAATCACGTACACCGATCTGCTGATCACTGAGGCGACGTATTCCCTGCAGCTATCGGGCGGGACGACCACGACGCTCTCGCTGACACGCGCCGACGCGTTTCGCCCGGAGCCGACCATTGAGCCGAGTCGCAGCGAGAGCTCGGCGCCGGCGTGGCTGGGGAACTGACGTTGGACGCGCTGAACCGTCTGCTCGCTCCCGTGCGCCGGCGGATCGAGAACCTGGTCGCGCGCGCGGTCGTGTCGCTGGTGACAGACACGACCAGGCTCCAAGAGGTGCAGCTCGCGATTCTGAAGGACGAGACGCGGGACGCGTGCGAGCGCTTCCAGGAGTACGGCTTCACGTCGGTACCCGCTGCGCCGACACTCGCCGGCGCCGCCGAAGCTGTCGTGCTGTTCGTGGGAGGCCTCCGCGATCACCCGCTCGTCGTGAGCGTCGACGATCGGCGGTATCGCAAGACGGGCCTCGCCGCCGGCGAGGTCGCGCTCTACAACCACCAGGCGGTGTACCTGCTCCTCAAGACCGGCCAGGTCATCGAAGCGAACGCGCCCATCGACCTGGTGAACGGCTCGGCGTACAGGGTTGCCGGAACGCAGGTCGTGGGGCCGCAGGGCGCCGCCGTTGCCGATTCGACCGCCACTGCGGCGTCCGTCTCGACGCAGCTCAATCTCCTGCTGGCGCGCCTCCGCGCGCATGGGTTGATTGCGTCATGAGTGACATCGGGCTGACGTGGCACGTGCACGCCGCGGACCTGTCGATCGCCATGAACGATCTCGTGATGGACGAGGGGCTCGAGACCGCGGTGCTGCTCTCGCTGTTCACCGATCGGCGCTCGCACGATGGCGACGTCCTGCCCGACACGCAATCGGACCGCCGCGGCTGGTGGGGTGATGCGTTCCCGAGCGTCGCCGGCGATCGCATCGGCAGCCGACTGTGGCTGCTGTATCGCGAGAAAGAAGACGCCACGGTGCTCGTGCGCGCGCGCGAGTATGCGCGCGAGGCGCTCCAGTGGCTCCTCGACGACCAGGTGGCCGCGGCCGTCGACGTCGAGGCCGAGATCACGCGGCCGGGGATGCTCGGCCTGCATGTCGTGATTACGCGGCCGCTGAGCACGCCCGTCGAGTATCGCTACAGCGCGGTCTGGGCGGGCCAGGCCGCCAGGGAGCACTGAGCACTCATGCCGTTCGCGCGTCCCACGCTCCAGGAGATTGTCGATCGCGTGCAGACCGATCTGGCCACGCGGCTGACGTTGACGGGCGCGGTGCTGCGTCGCAGCGTCCTCTCCGTCGTCGCGCGCGTGCTGGCCGGCGCGGTCCACCTGCTGCACGGGCATCTCGAGTTCCTCGCGCAGCAGATCTTCCCCGACACCTCGGAAGTGGAGTACCTCGAGCGCCAGGCGAACCTGTTCGGGTTGACGCGCACCGTCGCGACGTTCGCGACCGGGAACGCGACGGCGACGGGTAGCGACGGCACGATCATTCCAGCCGGAACGGTGCTGCAGCGTGCCGACGGCGTGCAATACACCTCGGACGCTGAGGGGATCATCTCGAGCGGCACGGCGACGCTCGCGCTGACCGCGACGGTCGCGGGCCTGGCCGGCAACGCCGACGTCGACGTCGTGCTGACCTTCGTCTCCCCGGTCGAGAACGTGATGGCCACGGCCACGGTCGCGAGCGGAGGCCTCGCCGGCGGCGCCGACGCCGAGACCGACGATGCGCTGCGCGAGCGGCTGCTGACGCGCATGCGACAGCCACCGCATGGCGGCTCGTCTGCCGATTACATCGCGTGGGCAAAGGAAGTCGCCGGCGTGACGCGCGCGTGGGTCTATCCCCAGGAGCTCGGGGCCGGCACCGTGACCGTCCGCTTCGTGCGCGACGACGATGGTTCGGGCTCCGCGATCATCCCGTCCGCTGGCGAAGTGACCGCGGTGCAGGACTACATCAAT